ATACGTTTAACAAACCAACCTCGTTTGGTTAATGTGTTAGAAATTATTTGAGAAAAGTCTTCATCATTAACAGCATAGTTAGTATTAATAGCAGTACTATCATAGTAGAAGTTTATACGCTTAGTAGGGTGATACACGTAATAATCGGCGAAATCGTTGCACAATTCTTTTAGTTTGCGCTGGTTCTTAACGTAAAAAGATTTAAGCGTTAGCATCTTATTATCTTGCTTTTGCCCTACAACTAACCAATTAATATTTGCATTATAATCAAAAGCAATGCTTAATGGTTGTGCAGCATCAACATCACCATCCTGCAAACAACTTTCTTGCTGTGCTTTATTTAAGTTATATTCAAGGTTTTGCAGATACGAATTATTAAATTTTTCATAATAATGAATTTTTTCATTTAGGGCAGGATAAAATCCGTTATCTAACTTAGTAACACGCAAGGACAAAATAGAAGTTTGAAATACGAGTGGTGGCAAATCTCGTTTCATTTGCTGTATATATGCTTTGCCCAGCACTAAAAGGTTTTCGATACTTGAAAACTCTCTGTAATATACAGCAATAGAACGCAATTCGTTAAGTGATTTAGTAAGCTGCTTAATCTTTCGAGTGTTGTAAATAGATGGTTTCTTTTGCTTATATTTATATATCTCAACTAATAAGGATTGTATTGTATTAATTAGTTCAGGGTCTGACTTATCTTTATAGTCTAACATCCAAGAACCCTTTTTAGATGTAGGCATATCAGAAATAATTAAAATACCGTGATGCCAAGGAACGTGACCGAAATGACCACGAAAACCACCATTAGCAGGAAATGTTTCATCTTTAAGTTTGTCGAAATTAATAAACTTACCCTCGTCAATTTTAAGATAATCAAGTGTTAAACTATTACTACTACCAGGAACATCTTGCGAAATTAAATGTTGAATACTTCCATTATACCAGCTTATTACATTATCATAACGAGCCGGTTCTATGTAAGGCTTTTTAAAACCTGCCGATTTAGGCGGTTTCTTACCAATATAGTAATGAATATCGCGTTTATATCCCATTTGTTCTAGGGCTTGAAAAGTACCTGGTAATGTTCTTGTAAGTAGTTGTTGAAATGTAGCACCAACAAAAGCACCTGCCGAACGTGGCATTGCTTGAACATCACGCAAAAGGGAGGGAGCCATAATGCCGTGAGTTTTACCAAAACGGCGACCAGCAATTGTAACAGTAGTGTGAGCACCGGTGTACATTATTTCTTGCTGTGCTCTATTATAGTAGAGCTTCTTACTCATCTTTAATTATTTTAGCATCAGAAATTGTTATTTGCCCAATATATTTACGCTTCATTTTCTCAACTTTTTGGTTAATATCCGGGTCAGGTTCTAAACCAATAGAGGTTGGGTCGGTTGTAGGTTCGAATACTTGCGGAACAATTTCTTCCCAAGGTATTTGCAAACTATCCTCTTTATCTAACTGGGTATATTTACCCAATTTATCAGCCGCCATAACCATAGCAATAGCATTTTTCTTTGTTTTGGCCACTTCAAAAGCCTGGTCCAACATATTTATAAGTTTATAGCGTTGCCATTGCTTACTCGCATTGGTTACATTGCCTAATAATATTTTGATATAATGAATATCGCGATACGCTTGTGTTTTCTCAAGGTTAAATTCATCTTGAATATAATTGCGAATTTGTTTGTCTGATAAAGTAGGATTATCGAGCCAATGAGTAAAAACAGCTTGCCAACGTTTTTTTATAGCTTCTTCCTTAGCATTTAATTTTAGCTTTTTATCTTCGTGAAATAAATTTGCTTCAATTTTATCGTACAATTCAATATTATCAATTTTAGCCATTTTCTTTAAGTTCTTGGTCTGTCATATATTTATCGGCAAGCAGTTCTGCTTGTGGACTTCCGTGTTTAGCAAGTTTTACAACATTTTTTCTTATTTCTAATTTAGTAAGTGTCTGCCCTTTTTTATAAGCTAAATGCACTTTACTTTTTCGACGTTGTATTGCTTCTGTAAATTCTGTTACATCAACACCAATTAAAACTGCTATTTCGTCAACAGTCATAAAAAAGCTTGAATATTCTTCAATTAGGTTTAATTGTTCATTAGTTAGATTCATAGTTAAGTGTAATTCCTGATTTAATCTGATTTTCAATTAACTCAATAAATTTCATAGTATGTTGTTTTCCCTCAAAAATTGCCCCGGCTTCGAGTTTATTATTTGTATTTAAGTTGGCCGATGCAACAACTACAATATTCCATTCATTGTTTTTTATAACAATTATTTTGGAATGGTTTTTTGTTAAAGCAATACGGTCTATTACATTATTCGCAAAAAACAGCAAGTCTCTTTTATTGGAACGTGCTGAAATATCGAACAAACACGACAGTGATTTTATTAAGTTATCTTCTTTTGCGTTAACGAATGAGCGTATTGCGATTTCTGACAATGAAAATGAGCTTAACCAAACATCTGCCTTGCCTGTTACAGTAAGCAAATAATATAAAAGTTCGTGCATAGACCAAAGCCCCTCTGAATAGAAGGGCTTTGCCATTGCTTTTTCAATTTTACTTATCTCCTTTTGTAGGGATTGTATATGAGATTTCCCAAGCATCTAATTCAGCTTTTCTTAATTCAACTTCTTTTAACTGTTTTTCTTTTGTTGAGAAAGAATACTCGTTGATATAACGTTTATTAGCCTTAATTCTTTTTTGTTTAAGGATAGTACGTTTTTCAACATCTTCAAGAGCGTTAATTTCTTTGGCTGTTACAGGATTTTTTATAGGTAATTTAGTTTCGTTATTTGAACCTGCTTGTTTTTCTTGCCACCAAGTATCAATAGTTTTCCAATTAGCATTGATTTGATTATCAATTTCGGTAAGTTTTGCGATTAATTCTTCGCGAGCTTCTGTAACAATTGATGTATCTTTTGCTTTAAGATGTAAAACCCCGCGTTCTTTTACCAATTCTTTATTTTGAAAATAAAGCTCTTTCAAGTTATCCGGTAACTCTTTTACATCGACTTCTGGATTATCAACAATACGAGGTCGTTTTGCTTCGTATTCTGCAAGTTTATCGAGTTTTCCGTTAATATCATCAACATTATCTTTTAAGTTGTCAATATCGTCTTGTTGCTCCTGTGTCTGAGCTTCTAATTCGGCAATTTGCTCTTTTAATTCCTCGACGGTTTTACCTTCGTCAAACTCAATACCTTCGCCATATATCTTTTTAGCATTAGAAATAAGAACTAATTTTTCTTCTTTTTCTTCTTTTGCTTTTTGGCGAGTTTTTTTAGCTTCAATAGCTTTAATTTCTTTTTTATTAAATTCATCAGCTCTACCGGCTAATTTTGTAAGCTCATAAAATAGTTTTTTCTCGGTGTGAGAATTATGCTTACGCATAAATAAGTTTTTTAAATTACGGTTTTTACCGTGCTTAACAAAAAGATTTACCCCCTCGTTATAATCTCTTTTTTTGTTATCCAACCATTCGTTTATTTTTTCCATAATAATTTTTTATTCAAATGTAAATTTTCGTGCCCACCAAACATAGGACAACAAAAAACGCCTACTAGTTAAAGTAGGCGTTTAAAACAACTAACAATATTTAACCTAATTTTTAGCTTTACCAGCCGATTTGTCATCTTTTTTTATAGGCTCTAAATATTTAAAACCACGTTTTACCAATATTTCAGCATAAGCATCACTAATATTAGCAAGGTCGATTTCGCCAAAACCATGAAAATTATATTTTCCCGGCTTTCTACCAACAACTTTAAACTTAGTTAAAGTTTGTTTCTTTTTCTCAGAAGTATTTTCCATTATAAAAAATTAAACAGCAGGAGTTAACGAAATATCGCCTTCATAAACAGGTGCAGGAGTAGGGCCAATAGTTTCGAAAACAATTGCTAAACCTTTTCTGTCAGCACCGGCTTTACCAGTAGTAATATCAACTTTAGCATAAGCAGGGAAACCGCCAGTGCCTAAAACACGACGTTGCCCATTACCTTCAATACCAATAACCACCATTGGAGTATTAGCAACACCAGCAGCCCAAGCCAAAGCTTCTTTTTTTGTACCTGGATAAACCCAAGGCATTTCAGACTTATAACTACGACCATCGCGTGGTCCTTGCTGAGTATCTTTTATTTCACCTTCTTCAAGGGTTCCATATATTTTTTTAAAACATTTACCTGTTTTAAACACAAAACCTGTTGTACTTTCAAGCTCGATAACCTCAGTTCCGTTAGTTGCAGAAGCAAAATCTTCGGCTTTACGAGCAGGTATTGTTTCGAAATCATCGACAGGAGCCCAGTAACCAATTACTTGAAGTCCAGCCATATTATTTTGACCGGAAGCCCAGTCTAAATCAGCATAATCTGCCATAATATTTTCCTTTTTAAATTAATAAAAGCAACTCCCGAAGGAGCTGCAGTAATTTATGCTAATGTACCAACCAATAAATTCTCTGAATATACTGATTCAAACTCAGTACCAAACATAAGGTTAAGTACAAATTGAGTTAAGTAAGGGTTATCAACTTCTCTTACATTAACAAAATCTTTATCGCTTTCTTGGTCAACACCAACAAGGAAGTTTTCCTTGGTTGTTAACTGAATAATGCCAGAACCGGCTTTACCAATAAATGGAACTAATTCACACATTCCACGAGAACCTTCAAGGAAAGTTTGTTCAAACTTATTGTTATAACTAACACCACCTCGCTCGTCAACATAGTTGTCCTGATATGCGTCAAGAATATCAGG